CACTGGAGTCACGTATCTCAACCTGATCCAGCATGTGTTTCCGCATCTGTGCTGCTTGTTCCTGCTCTGCGAAGTGCTTAAACCAAAACACAACTTCCTCGTCGCTCATCTCTTCAACTTGCTCTTTGGTTAGTTCATCTGCGTTCATGTTCTGTCTCCTAAATCGTTATTAAGAACCCACTAAGAAATACTTAATCTGTCCGTCACTGTCGTCAGAAATCACACGTACGCCGGGAACCGCTGTACTGTTCGGATTGATGGGGATGACATACCCCTCGCCTTCTGGGATATACAACTGAGCCGTTGTAGACAAAGGTGTGCCAGAGGTTGCCCCCAGCAGTATATAGAGGTTCCCCACCAGGGCTTCAACATACAGGGCGTAGCCCTTACCAGCAGCAATGTCACCCAAGTCTAAGGTCACAGCAGAATCAGCTATTATGGGCTTTCCCTGAACCGTTTCTGCCGGGGTTGTGCCGGATGTAAAACTGTGTATCCTATATTCTTCTCCGCCAGCCAACCCAGTGACTTCTATGTGTTGTCTAACTGTCAACTCTGCCGCCATATTACTTCCCCTTATCTACGCCTATTGGCTCCATCGCCAACTGGCCTTGTTTACTTGCGCTGTTCGCTTCCCGACTACCGATCAGACTTCCGAACGAGTCATTCCCCTGGCCCGGACTCTTCTCCGGTCGGTTCTGCCCGGTCGGTTGCATTGTATATGGAACCACATCGGTCTGCGAGCCAGTCGCTGTTCGATACAACTGATTGAAGTCATCGAACCCAAGATAATCGGCCATACGCTTGGTGGCCTCAGGTATGTCAAACTCAGCCCCTTGTTGTGCTGCCAACGGCATAGTAGGCAGAACCCATTGCGATGCAAACTGCATCATCCGTTGATACTTGGTTTCGGGCGACATACGCTGTGTCGAGTATGGTACAATATTGAACACGAAATCGTAGAACTCACCCACCTTATCAGGTTGCGAGAATATCTTCGGTAGCGTGCCAACCCCTGGCACCTCGTGTATCAGAGGGATATAAACTGTTGGATCGGTCCATATCCGCCACGCCAACTTCTTAACCACCGAAGTCATAAACCTATGATACCGAGTATACATGTTGTTGACGATTCGGCTGGCGTTCTGATGGAGCATCTGGTCCTGCCCCAACGTGGGAGAACCCGTTTCAGCCCCACGCATGATCGGCTCCGTTCCACCGGATTTGTTAAAGACATCTTCGACAAAAGACATCCAACCCAGGTTCTCTGGGTTCATACCGCCAAGGCTGATTGGCTTGAGACCTGTCACATCCTTGACAGTAAGGACATCCATGTTCTTGGCATTCTCGACTTGTTTGCCGAGTTTTTTGTTCATGGCCTCCGTCAGAAGCAGATTCTTCTGTGACTCTGCCTGCTCTCGCCCGGTCTTAGCCACTATGTTTATCGACACATCCGGGTCATGCCAAAACCAAGCTGGAGGTATCGGTGTCGAATGGCCGGGGAAATACTTGTATGCAAGATAATCATACGGTGACTCCTTGGGTCCGTCCTCCTCGACACTCCTTAGAATCTTGGCAGTCTGTCCCTCCGGCATAATCGTGACCGTTCTATTCTCATTAAACAGATAAATATCCATGAACGTAGTTTGTTCACGAAGCGAGAATTTACCCCTATCAAAACCAGGGTTCGAGATTTTATCAGGTGAATAGTCGTTGACCAATTTACAGTCAGGTTTGATATAATCGGCTATCTGTTTGCCGCTTTTATCCTTACCGGCGAACAGGTCTTTAGCATATTCTGTTGGCAACTTGTAAATGTCACCTTCAAACGCAAAGTCATCTCGGTCTCTGGCTATCGGATCACCGATATAGTCGGTATCATGGATGACCTTGATGGTCGGTCGCCCGGCCTTGATAACCTCATCATCAACGGTAACATGCCGGTCGTATTCGGTGAACGTTCGAGTGATGCCTGCCCCAAACATAGAGTTAAGTGCAACCGGGATCAGAACCTTGTCGGCTAAATTCATCTGGTCTATGAAAAAGTTCAGGGCCAGTTGTGTGGTATATGCCCAGGGTCTGTAGTTGCCGACCAGAGTAGACACGTTGATCTTCGGATCACCCTCGACCAGAAACGGGACGATGGTGCCAACACCTCGGTCTATCAGGTTGATGAGGTGTTCGCGGCCATAGCCTTTGTTGAAGAACCCCGACTCCCACAATCGCAAAAGTGTCTGTTGGTGTTTGAATGCGGCTTCGTTATTGGTGTACCACAGTTTAGCCAGTTTCTGCAACCGTGCGGCCAAAGACTGTTTCTTGTTTTGTTCGTGTATTGGATGCTGCTGTGCCATCATCAACCTTTATTATAACACTTGGGGCAATATCTATAACAACGACTATCACCAGTACCACAACCAGACACTATAAACTTTCCGCCACAAGTTTCGCACCTATCTAAAAACCAGCGTACAAACCTTATTATTCTATTCCACATCTCTCTCTGTCTCCTAAAACAGTACCCTTCTCAACTCCCGTTTGTCCTTCGCTTTCTGCTGTTCTCGCTGCTCCTCGTACCACGCAAAACTCTGAAAAGGCTTCTCGACAGCATCTTCCCGATCACCAGGTTGTTGCTCCTTGTAGGCCAGCACGCACAACCCCGCAGCGATCACGCGGTCGCCGTGGCGTTCCAAAGCTCCGGTTGATAAGTCAGCCTTGGCCGAACACACGGCCCCCTTGCCCTTCTCTTTGAAGATGTAGTCGCATAATTCGTCGTGCAGGGCCGCATCACGGATAATGAGTGCTTTATACTCGCTTACGTTCGACAATCCACCGCTCAAGGCGATACCGAGTTCGCCCAAAAGAGCGTCCTTGGTGTTGCCTGTTGCGTTCCATCCGTACTTGTTGGTCTTCTTCCGGGTCTTTGAGTCTTCCCGGCGCTGGGTGTAGACGTTCGTGTACCCTTGGAACGTGATCCGCTGGCCCATCATAGACCCACAACCACCCGTACTCTCCCAGATCAGATAACAGTCGGTGATCCCACCAATCCAGTGCGCCAAGGCCACCAGTTGATCGGCGAACTCTTCAGGTTTGGTGTTGGCATCAACCCACGATCCGACCTGTTCATGTGTGTTCACATCAACGATGACAGCGGCGGAGTTGGCCGAACCCAGTCCGTAAGACGGATCAGCCGCGATGATGTAGTTGTGCCTCTGATTCGGTCTGCCGAACGGGAGGTCGCCCCACCAATGGAACCGTTTGGCCCCCCGGCCTTCACAAAACACCATACTGTCTTCTACGATACGGTCGTCGTCCAGATCATAGAGGAGTTCTCCTTCGAGGTCTGGACGTCGGATGTGCCTCTTCTTGATCTCTTCCAAGATCGCGTGGTCGAACGGGGCGTCTGTTGCTCCCAGCGGGGTTGCACACACATTACATACGAAATCTCTCTTATTGCCTTTGCGTTTGGCCTCTTGTTGGTCGAACCAGGGTGCCCTGAACGGCGAGGGGATGCCTCGCAAACCATCAGCCACGAACAGCTTCTTGAGATGTTCGGGGAGTTTATCCACATGGATGGTAATTGATTTTTGGTTGCCAAATGGATTCATTTAATCGCCGATGTCCCAACCAGTCAAAAAGGTTTCCTCGCAATCGAAGCACTGCCACACGAGAAGATGGTCTCTGCGTAACTCAGCGTCTGTATGTGCAAGTGTTTTGGTGCCACCACAGTTTCTACATTCGACTCCGTGTATCTCATTTTCCATTCTTTGTCTCCAGGATATACTTGATAGCCATTTGTAAATTCTGCACCCCAACCCTATCTACCTTGAGCATTCCGATGGCTCTATTGCAACTCTGACATAAAAGACCACGGACCCCACCAGTATTGTGGTTGTGATCTACACCAAGGGGCAACAACTTTCCATTGCGAATTGTCTTTTCAGGCAGTCCACATATAGCGCACACGTATTTTTGGTTTTCAAACATCAGATCGTGACCTTCAGTTGTCAACCCATACCGTGTCTTCAAAAGACTTTTCCTTCTAATCCACTCATGTTGTTCTTTGTTGTTTGTGTATCGCTTTTTTGCCAACGCCCTCCTTCTTGGTATAACCTCTGGGCGAGTCATACACTCTTTACATTGGTTTCCATACCCACATCTGTGGGCTTTGTTTTTGAAAAAACCACTTATAGGCTTTTCTATTTTACATCTGGAACAAACCTTAGTCAGCATAGTCAAGCACCTCCGGATAATGCTCGCGGTAATATTCTACATCAAGCAACTCCACAACACCCGGCTCCGGGGTTCGGTAGAGCCCCACATTCTCTTCTGGGTTAGAGTGCCAAAGGAGGTTGATTATTTCCGTACTCGGCTTTTTGAGTGCGAGAGCAAATTCGTGATTCTGGCCCAACCAATGCGTGCTCGAAAAGAATACACAGTTGGACACATCATGGACAGAACCCTCGATGGCCTTGGCCACACTGTAATCAACACGGCCAAACTCATCAAGAAGAATCGCGGTTGACCGGCTCCCAGCGCCAAAACTCTCGTTGGTAGCTTCGCCGCTGATCCGGCTGTTATTATACGGTATTCGCATCAGGAGGTGCGTGCGGTCGTCCTTGGCGGTGTAGCCACA